ATTTAATTTTCTTTTATATTTATAGTAATACTCTTTAAATTGGCTACAACCATATCCATCTGGATGCATCTCTTTATACTCTTGCCACAACAGTTCAAAGGTTACACCTTTTTTTGTTATCTCTTTATGAATATATTCAACATCTGGTATTGGTCTTGATTTATAGCTTTTTGGTAAGGATTTTTCAGGAAATAGAATTTGACTAATTTCATCATCATCAAGATTAAGAAATTCATCTATTTTTTTATCTATTATTTCAAATCTTTTACAATAATCCCCAACAGTTGATGAAGGTACATTTAAAGCTCTACTAATTTGACGGTACGATATATTGGTAATAAACTTTAATCTCAATATATCTTTTATTTTTTTCATAGAAAGTCTCCTCATTTTTACCCTTTGTTTTTTACAAAGTGTAATTAAATATTTAGAAAATTTCTACTTGATAAATTCCAGCCGGAATTCTTTAAAATTGTCCGAATATAAATCGGCTAGCTGTCCGAATCAACTCCGGCAGAGTGTCCGGATGTAAATCGGCTGGCTGTCCGAATTGTTCCGGCGTATGCAAAAAATACTTTATATGAAGAAGATGCTGGATTTTGTATGGCTAAGTATGTAGATATCTTTAAACATACTGAATGGAAATTAAAAGTACAAAATATAATAGAACTTACTGCAGGAAAGAATTCTACATATTTGAAAAAGTTCTCTGAAATTGAATCTGTAAAATATATACCAGATCAAACATATCCTTACTTTATAAAACAATTTGCTCTATTAAATGCTTTAAAAGATGATTATGAAAATGGTTTTTTAGTGTCGCTTAAATCTTTAGTAGAAGCAGATGTTTTCGATACAGAGCTTGAACAAGCTAAAGAATTACTATCTAATAAATATAAGTTAGCTGCTGCTGTAATTGCTGGAGTAGTTTTAGAAACGGCTCTTAGAAGCTTATGTGATAAAGAAAAAATACCACAGGGGAAACTTACAAAAATGAATGATGATTTAACAAAAGCTGGTGTTTATAATAAGTTCCAACAAAAAAGCATTACTGCATTAGCAGATATTAGAAATAGTGCTGCTCATGGTAAAGATAGTGAATTTACTCATGAAAATGTTGAAAATATGATAAGAGATATTGAAAGTTTCTTGGCTACTTATTTAAACTAACTAAGAAATTCTTAGTTAGTTTACAAGTTAATCAATTGCATTATGATTTTTATAGTCTAGTTTAAAATCTTTCATAATTGCTATTGTTCTATCAGTTGGATAAGGAAAATATACTGGTGTTATACCTGTATTTTGACAAAATTTCAAAACTTCATATCCCAATAACTCAATCGTTTTATCAGTTTGCCGATCAGATATTTTGCGTTTTCTCCAATGATTAAAATAGATTCTATCTTCAAAATTTGAAACAGCCAAATCAGAAACAGCTCTATACTCAGTAGTTGTTACTTCTGATATATTAACATTAGGAAGATTATTATTTAATACTTCATAAAAATGAGTAGGATCCCAACGTCCATGATTTCTACATTGTGTTAATGCAGTTAATGCTTCTCTATGATTAATATAAGTATTTGCATATATACCATTTAAAGAACATGTGAAACCAATATTCCTATCAACTATAGCAAATAAAAATTTTCTCATTATCTTTGAATACACACATTCAATATTACACTCTCCATATTGAATAGTAAAAAAAGCAACTAACACATTTTGTCTATCCATTTTAGATTCTAAAGCTGGTATGTTTGTAAAATTCATTTTAACTCCTTTGAAATATAGTAAATTATATCATCGTTATAAATAATACTTCTTTGATATTGCTTAAAACATTACATTTATTTTTTAATAATTAGTTATAAACACTTCATTTACACTCTTTTTTTTACCATGCATATTTGCTCCAAGAGTGTATCTTATCTCTTTTGTAGATCTAATATTAAAGCCTTTATATAGTTCTCGAACTACTACACTATCGTTATAACTTAGCAAAAATTTACCTTTTATATTTGACAACAGTTGTGCTAATTCTTCATGCTCTTTAATCCCAAATCCACCTGTATTTTTATAGTAACTTTCTGTTGATACATAAGGTGGATCTACATAGAAGAATGCATCATCTTTATCATACAAAGGAATAAGTTTATTAAAGCTCATATTTTCTATTGTTACATATTTAAGCCTCTCTGAAATAGTCTTAAAGTTTCTATATATATTTTTAGGTTTTCGTCCTGACTTTGCAGCCATAGCAAAGTTATCACCTTTAGAGCCAAAGCTTTGAGTTAATTGATAAAAATAAAACGCTGCTTTTTCTATATTATTTCTTGGTTTTAGTTTTTTCTTTTTAATATCATTAAATATCTCTCTTGAGATGAGTAAATCATTCAAATAAATACTCAAACTTTGAGGATTATTTCTTATAGCTCTATGAAGATTTATAAGTTCGCTATTTATATCATTAAACACTTCTAGTTTACTTGGTTCTTTTTGATAAAGTACACTTCCTGCTCCTCCAAAAACCTCAATATAAGTTTTATGTTCTTGAGGAATAAGATCAATAATATCTCTAGCTAATTGAGTTTTACCACCTACCCAACCAAATGGGGCTTTTAGTTTTGTTTTTTGCATAATTATCCTTTGTGAAAAAACATCACTTTTTTTAAAGTTTTGTTCTTTTTTTTGTAAAATTTTTATGCAGCTATCAGGGGTGGTGGCTGTTCTTATGAATAATTTTTTAGTTTTCTATCTCTATTGATACTCTCCAACCAGAGCTTGTATCTATATCATGATTTACACTTTTTATATGATACTCTCCATCATCTTCTACAGTTCCAGATAAACTCAAAACTCCACCTGCATAACATACAAATCCAGCACAACTTATATTTCCAACCTTAGTTTGACTAGAAGCTTTTTGAAGTGCTGCAGTTGCTTTTGTTTTTGCATCTGCTTCATTTTGATATGAGCCTTTTATATGTTTAACTGGCTCACCATCACCAACTGTTACACTTTTTTGAATATTCTCTTTTGTGTCATGCCAAGAGGCTACACAAGAGTTATATTTTTCTTTATTTGTATTTTCTATATCATAAGAGCTTATCTCTTTTACATTTAAACTATATCTAGGAAGTCCACTAGATTTTCTATCACCTTTTACTTTTTGTTTAAAGATTAGAGTATTGTTTTTAATAGCAAATAAAGCGTTGTATTCACTTGCTAATCTTTTTAAAAAATGTAAATCTGATTCGTTTGATTGTTCGATATGTATTACATATAAATCATCATAATCACACTCTACTTTTAACTCTAATTTTTTAGCCACTTGAGTAACTACTTGCTTTATACTTAGGTTTTCAAAGCTTTTATTTCTTTTTACTTTTGCTCCACTTGAAAAGTCAACTGCAGTTGCACTTATCTCTATTTTGCTTCCATTACTTGTACTTATTTTAGAATTTTGAACAGCAAAAGTACCACAAAACATCATGGCAGTTTCATTACCTATCCAAAGTTTTATCTCATCACCAAACTTTGGTCTTCTAAAACTCCCTTCAATACTTAGCCTTATATCATCACTACTTGTTCCATCTTCATCATGAAAGCTTATTTTTGAAGCATTTTGATTTATAGTATCTGTTATATTATTTCCGTTTACAACTACTTTAAATCTTGGGTTCATTACCAAAGCCCTCCTACTTCACTAAATTCATCTTTTTTTTCTTCTAAATCTTCAATATCTGGAAGCTCTATAACATCACCTAAATCTAAAAAAACTTTAGTTATATTATTTAACTCTAAAACTTTTTGAAAATGTTCTAGTGAACCATAGTAGTTATAAACTATTTCATCTAGTCTTTTATTTTCTTGAGTGATAGTTAGATTCATTTGTACCACCTTTCAAGTTCTACATTAAAACCTTGCTCTATATATTCACCTGTTTTTATAAACCTACTCATATCTTTTTTAAGACTTTTTATAACAACCAATACAGGTTGCGTATTAGTAAGGCTCAAAATAACTGGCTCTTGAAGTTCTCCAATCTTTTCTAACTTATCAAAAGTAAAAATAGATTTCATAACTAAAGTACCAGATAATGTAAAACTAGTTTTTGGTTTAGTTGCTACTTGATGATATGAATAATTTGCTATTCTATCTGAGCTAGTCCAACCAAAATCTATTTGTTTAGAAAGTTGACTAAACTCTGATTTATTCATCTTAAAATCAAAATCACCTAACATACCTAAAATCATCAGTCTATATCCTCATACTGTTTATTTTTATTTTTTTGTTCTACTTTTTTCATCTCTTTTTCTATATCAAATCCATCCGATGGATTATTAACTGTTATATTATAAGTTGGAGTATTGTTTATAGTTTTTGCACCTGTTGTTTCATTTACTTTTGGGATAGTTGGTAAAGAACTTTTTTGAGTCTCTGATAACTCTTTTTGTGCCTCATCTTTTTTAAATCCGTTAAGTTCATCATCACTTACCATTCCAAAGATATTGCCTAGTTCCATTAACATAGGTTTAGCCCAAGCAAACTTCTCTTTTAAACTAGCCCAAAAATCATTTAATGCTTTTGTTGGATTATCCCAAAGAGCACTCATAAATGTACTAATTGGTTCCCAATACTCATATATAAGTCCAGCACCTACAATTAAAAGCCCTATTCCAGTCGAACCAACAAGAGCACGAACTCCTATTTTCGCAAAATTTAAAGCAGCTGTTAATAGTAATAAACCTTTTCTAGCAATCAACAATCCACTTAATGCAAAACTTCCCATAAAACCTAAAGTAGAAAATGCAATACCTAAGCCTATAACCCCAAAAGTTGCACCAAATACAACTTTAGTAAGAACTGGATATTTAGTAGTGGCATCTGCTAAACTATTTGTTACACTTCTTAGTGGGTTAAGAATAGAGTTTAAAGCTGGTAATAAAACACTTCCAATGTTTATACCAATCTCAGCAATACCACTTTTAAAAAGTGTCATATTATTAGCTGTTGTTTTACTTCTAATTTCAAACTCTCTTGTCATACTTCCTGCATACTTAGTCTTATCAGCTAAGTGTCCTATTGCATCTGTATAGTTATGTAATCCTACTGTCAAAAGTGCTACATCATCAGCATACTCTTGCCCGAACATATCACTTAAAAGTCCTAGCTTTTCATCATCAGCTACATCTTTTATTCTTGTTAAAAAATCAACTATTGCACCTTGAGCATTGTTTGAAATATTCTCTTTTAACTCTTTACTACTTAGTCCTATTTGATCTAGTGCATCTTGAAACTTTTTGCCTTGTTTATCTGCAGTTCCAAGTTTTTGTAAAATAGCATTTATAGCAGTTCCTGCAACTTCAGCAGGTTTTCCCATAGCCAAAAATGCACTTGCTAAACTTGCTGTTTGTTCTGCACTTATTCCAAATACTTTAGAAGTTCCACCTACTCTTGCTAAAACATTTACTAAATCATTGGCTTTTGAAGCACTATTATCTGATAAGTGATTTAAGGCATCTCCTAAACTTGAAATACCATCTAAACTTAAACCAAAAATATTCATAAGTGTGGCACTAGACTCACCGGCTTCTTTTGTGCTCATATCAAAAGCTGTACTCATTTTTGCAGTAATTTTAGTAAAGTCAAGCAACTTATCTTTTGTGATACCTAACTGTCCACCAGCTGTAACTATCTCAGCTAAGCCAGTTGCATTTATAGGAATAGATCTAGTCATTTTTAAAATAGATTGTTCAAAAGCTTTTGCTTCATCAGATGAATCAAAATTAACTACTTTATTTACATCAGCCATTGAGCTTTCAAAATCTATTGCTAGTTTCATAGGAACTGCAACTGTAGTACCAAGAGCCACTTTATCCATGATAGAACTTTTAAAATCATTTCTATATTTTTTTAAAGAGTCTAATTTTAAGTTAGTACTTTCCATCTTAGACTGAATAGAATTGAACTTTTCTAAATCATTTGTAGTAAGTTTGATTTGCTCTGAAGCTCTTTTGAAACAGTCAGTTATTCCTAGTTTTATTTTTCCTAAAGTTGATAATTTAGGATTTAGTTCATCAATAGATTTAGTAGTATCTTTAAAAGCACCAATACCTTTAAAAGAAGCTCCTATTTCTATACCTAAACCTATTTTCATTTATCAACCTTTGGAATATAATTTTTACTGTCTTCTATAAAAAACATAAACTCGCTAACTTTTAAATTCATGATATCTTTAAAACTAAAGTGATAAATATATCCTATAAGACCAGAACCTTGTAGGATATACTCTTTAGTTAAGCCAAGTGCAAAAAAGGCTTAAGCAAATCACTTAGTTTAAAATAGATATGAGTTGGAAAATTTTCTACTTCTTCTAAAGTAAAACCACCAAGATTTGCTATTAATGTTGTAGTTTGTTCTAACTCATCATGAATATGACTTATGGCTTTTAAATCTTTAACTTTTGGCTCTCTTAGAGTGATTTGTTTTATATCTTTATCACCAATATTTAAAGGTGTAGATATTTCTAATTTTTTATCACCAAGATAAGCAACAACTTTATTGTTTGATTTCGCAACTACATTTGTGTTCTGTTTTTTTACTGCTGGAACATTTTTATTTTCCATATTTATCTCCTTTTTATCCTCTTAAAATTCTTCTAACATCTGACATTAAATCAGTTCCATTAACCTCTGCAATAAGATTATCATGGTCAATTCTTACTTTTGTTTGATTATTTACTTCATAAATATATTTTTTTAAACCTTTTTGAGATACTTTTACATCTAACATCTCACCTGCTTTACTATCTCCAAAACTTACACTAATCGCCCCTGTACAAATCCAAGTATGATTTTCTACTTTTGTTCCAGTTCTAACAGCTTTCTTTTGAATGATTTCTGCTTCATCAAGCTTTGATAAAGCATTAAAAATAGCCTCAGGCATAGAAGCAAAAGAACACTCACTATCTAGTGACTCAAACTGTCCTGTTGCATAGCTTCTATCTCCAACTCCAGTTGTACCACTAATAGTTTTTTGATTTAACTCTGGAGCTTTAAAACTTACTGTTTTTCCTAAATTTCCATAACCTTGAATAAAAGCATTTGTATCAACTATTGCACTTCTCATTTATGCCTCCTCAAACATTTTATAAATTTTCTCTGCACTTTGAGATACTTTGTTATATATAACTTCAATCAATCTAGGACTTGGCATATCATCACAATCAACCATTAAATAAAATTTTCCTTCATCGATTGATGTTTGTGTTGTTTGTTTTGTATCTAGATAAACCTTGAAGCCATCTACCATTACATTTTGTCCTACTAAATCTGCCATAAAGTTTTCTAAGGCTCTTTTACAAGCCATCAATTCATCTATATCTTTATCAACTGCTTCAAACAAAGCATCAACTGTTGCTTGAGCTGCTAAGTCAAAAATTCTAACTCTTCTTGCATCTTTCCAAATAGTATTTGTACAAGTTGCATACTCCCAAGAACGAATACCATTGTGAGATATAAAACTCATAATTTGTTTTTCTGTTAAACTATCTGTCTCATCTTGTTTACCTGCTATAAATTCAACTGGATATTTAACACTTGAAAAAGGCAAAATTCGGTTTGAGATAGATTTTGCATAACCAACTATGCTTTGTCCGTCTATATAAACTCTTAAAAATGCTAAAACAGCACTTGCACAATAAAAATCTGTTTGATTTAAAGTTGTGTTCCATTTTCCTAAACCACACTTAGCTAAAGTAATCCTATCTGAAGTAAAGTTTGCTCTAAAAGCTAAAGCTTCAGAGTTTAGTTCTGCATCAGCATCAAAAAAAGTTCTAGCACCCAAGTACTCACAAACAGTTTTTATAGGATTACAAATATCTAATTCACCTACATGATAATCAGGAACGACAATGATATCTGGCTTATATGTAACTGGTTCACCTTTTTTACTCGCTTTGTTTATAGTACTTGAAGCTTTTCGTAAAGCATTAACTGCTTCTATAATAGAACTTTTCATCAAAGCTTCATCTTCTTTAATATTTATAACAGATACTATAATAGGCACTATTACAGGAAATTCATTTACTCCTAGTTCTAAATATTTTTTTAAATTTCCAGTTTCAACATCTTTGAAAAACTCACTTTCTAGTGCATCTTCAGGACTATCAAAACAATATATTCCCTCTTCACATTCAGCTGTTAATACCATTGCCAAAGGCAAGGTTGAACTAACTTTGATTATGTAGGGATTATCAGCTTTATATTTTGCTACTATTCCACGACCTATACTCATATTTATCTCCTTTTATTAAATTTATTTTTTATTCACCTATGCTTTTAGCACAATGATTATCTTCGATTTTTTTAAGTAAACAACAAAGTTTTTTATCAAACCAAGTTGCACGACCAGACTCAATTCTTCTATGAATATGAGAGCTTATAGTTTCATCTTGACTACCATTCCAAAATAGCACATTTCCTAACTGGTCTAGTACAAGTAAGAATCTCATAAATCTACTTCTTTTTTTTACATCATTTTCAAACTTTTTTATTAATTCTTGTGTCATATTTTTGAAGCCTCCATAAACATATTGTCAATTGCTGTATCATTTAAATTTAGAGTTTGTCCTAAGATTTTTACAAGTGGTGATTCTCTTTCTATGCTATTTGCATATTCCCATTCGATTTGATAGGCTCTATTTTGGCTTATGATATTTTCTAAATTATCAAGAAGTCCAATAGATAAAAGATACAATCTAGCTTGTCTTAGAGTTATAGTTTTTGGAATAAGGCTTTTTTCGTACTCTTTTTTTAAAGTATCATCTTCTACCCAGCTTTTAGATACTTCATTCCATTTATCAAATTGATTAGGAATTAAAAGAGTATGTTCATCTTTGATTTTTCCTAAATAGTCAACTTTACTTTCTTGTTTGTCTTCTTTTAAATAAACAACTGTATTCCTAAAATCTTCTATGTATTCCCATTTAGTACCATTAAAGCAAACTGCAAACCCCTCTTTTTTAGCAAGTGGTTTAACTGTTGTTGTTAATGGTAAGTTGCTACCATAAGCTTCGTTAATTTCAAGCTCTTGTATAAACTCTTTTGTTTGTGTATCATATCTATAAACTATCATTTAATTCTCCTTAATTAGCTACTATCAGCGGTAAAACTGCAATATTTTTAGGTCTTGTTTCGTTTGCCGTTCGGGGAGTGCCATTTGTTCCATCTGTGATTGGACTTGTAACTGTATTACTACTTCCTGTTCTATAGGCTTCCCTCTCGCCAGCACCATACATTGATGCAATTGTTCCTGCAAAAGTGTGACGATGTCCTTGAAATGCATCATTTTGATAACTTCCAACACCTCTGCTATCAGGTCTTAGAAATGCCTTATCTAAATTTGGAACTCTAAATGTAGTTGTGCCATTTCCATCACTAAAAAAACCACAAATTCCACCATTAGCTGTTGATTCTGTTTGCCATTGTGTTTGAGTTTTTACTAAACTTGGATTTGCTTGTAAATATGCCCAAAGTTTTGGATAATCTGCTCTGTTAAACTCACCACCAAAAGCAACGATACAATTATCAAAAATTGTATATGCATTTAAAATAGCTCCTATGGGCAGGGTTTGAATATTTGAAATAGCATCATTAACACTTTTTTGTAAAGCCTCTAGTTGCTTTTTATTTATTGCTTCATTTAACTCAACTGCATCAGCTACTTTAAACTTTTTAGTTTCATCACCGTTAATAAGTGCATATTTTTTTAGTTCACTTAATACAAATTTTCTAGTTGCTAAAACTACACTATCATCAACTTTTAAGGTTACACTATCTGCATTTGTTACTTCCAAAAATATTTTTATAGTTAAATCTTTTGCACTTCCCTCTTCTAAAAGTGGCTTATAAGTTTTTGGTAAACTTCCAATTGCAAAAAGGGTATTTTGATCAGTATAAATTGCTACTTCACTTACATAAAATCCACCAACATTTGAAGGAATTACACCCTCTACTATTAGATAATTTGGATTATCTATATCTTGAATAATAGAGTTTATATTAAACCTATGCTTTTCACTTTTTAAAGCTGTCATATCTTGAGAAGGTATAATTTCTCCATCACCAACTGCTATTTTTGTTAATTTAACTTCACTATTACTAGCACGTGCAGCGATAATTGCATTTATTCCTGTATTACTTAACAGAGTATAAAAGTTTTCCATTTTTTATAAATCTCCTATTACTAAATTCAAAGTGATACATTCACTTATTTTTATTGCAGTTGCATATTTCTCTTTTTGATAAAAGTTTAAATTTCTTACCGTATATGGTAAAACTTCTATATCTTCACCTGTAATTGTTGCCATTGCATATTTCTCTTTTAGATTTGTTTTTATATTTATGTTTATAAGCTCTAAAATACTTTTTGTGTTTTTATAGATTTCAACAAACTCTTCAATAATTTTTAAATCTTTATCTTCAACGGGTCTATTTAAAAAATCAACATCTACTTTAAAGTGATATGGTAGTCCTTGATATTCAAACCACTCATAAAATTTAACATCAATGTTTAATCTTTTTAAAACCTCTTTTAAAGCAAACAAAGTTCCTTTTTTTCTATGTAGATGAATACTAAAATCAATAATTGCTCTTTTTTCATCTAAAGTTAAATCATTGCTCCAAAAAGCAACTTGATGGCTATGTGCTAGATATGGCAAAAATCTTTCATCTGCTCTTTTTGGTTGAGCCAAAGTTGATACTACTTGCAGCTCTTGTTTTATTCTTGCAACTCTTGTCTCATAAGCTAAATCAATAGCTTTTAACTTACTATCTTCAGATTGTGGCAGTAGAGATATTGAACTCATCACACACTCCTATTTCATGAGATAACACTTCTATATTTTGCGTTGGATTTACAATAACTACTTCTTTAACACCACCAACTCTTAAAAAATCATTTATCTCAGATAAAGTTATACTCTCACCTATTTTTCTTAATTTTCTTAAATTGTTTTCTAAGTTTTCTACAGCTTGAGTTTGAATAAGTCCATACTCTTGATTTTTCTCACAATTTAAAACAGCTTCTACTTGAAATAGTTTTGGAGTTGCTTCTACAACTTTTACATAATCTGTAAGAGGTCTTACACTCTCACTATTTAAACTATCTTCTATTCTTTGTTTCATTAATAAATCTGCATTTGAAGAATAGTAGTAAACATTTACAGTACAAAAATCAGCTATTAAGTTTCTAATCCCTTCTAAAATTTCAACTTCATTTTTTCCTAAAAATAGAGGTATGTAAGTAGAAAAATCTTTTAAACCATTTACAACTTTTATATCTTCAATTCTCTCATCTGCTTTATATGCATAAGATTTATAAGTAGTACTAGAACCAGCTGTACTTTTATCACTCATACTTAAAAGTATTCTAAATCTAAAATCATCATCACTTTCTACGTTTGATCCAGCTTTAAATTCTGAGGCGGCTTTTGCACTTAAAATGTAAGGAAGAGTTGTAGTTATATTATTTGTTTGAACATCACTACTTGATGTATAAACTTGTAGTTCTACTCTTCCAACAGCTTCAAGCTCACCTCTTTTTATAACTATATCTTCAAGTAATCTAGCTTCATATTTACTCTCATCATCAGCTAAAGCCAAACCTTTATTTATAGTTATATCACTACTTTTTGCTTCACTTAAACTAAAAGTATAATTTGCCCAAGGTTTACTCCCTTTTAGTCTTTCACAATCAAAAATAGCTCCCCAGTGATCTAAATCAGCTTTTGTTGCAGTAGCTAAAAAGAAAGCTAGAGCTAATTGATTAAACTCTTGTCTTAAATGCAACTCTCTATATGCATTTGCTTCGATATTTGGCATTAAATCATCTGATTCTATATGCTCCCAATCAGGATAAAGTTTTTTAAGCTCATCAATATTTGATTGTTTGATTTTGTTATAGTCAAGTTCTAATAATACAGCTGGTTTTGGCAACGATTCAACATCAATCACTTTTCACTTCCTACGCTATATGATAAAGCTGTTCCATCTTGGAATTTAATCTCACAAGTAATAGCTGCTTCTTTTTCATCAAATAAAGTTACAGTTACACCGTCTGGAATTAATCTATCATCCCAAGGCTCCCAGTTTTCATCAAAAAAACACTCATATAGATATTTTTGAAATAGTAAAACCCACTTTTGGTTCATTGTTTTATCTATTAGTTCATGAATTTTAGATCCAAAATGTGGAAGATAAACTCTACTCCCTAAAGGAGTTTCTATTATTCGCTTAAAGCTTTTTTCTCTTGATATTTTTTTAGCCATAATTAACCTACAAATACATCTGTGCTACCACTTGCAGGATGTCCACAAGTAGCAGTATTACCTTCTTTACAAACAGCTATGCCATTTACAAAAACATTTTTAGATTTTGCAATCATCACAGGACCAGCATGTGTTCCTGTGCCATGACCTTGAACTCTATCTTTATCCACACTAACTAAAGAGCCATTTGCAAAAATTGTACCATTTTGATTTACTCCTAGAATCACTCCTCCTGCACTATCAACACCAACTCTGCAAATTCCACTCATAGTTAATCCTTAGTTTAAATATATATTTGCACCAGCAATTTTTACATCACCAGTAGCTTCAATATCTATTTTTCCAGTTGCTTTTAAGCTTATATCACCTACACAATTTACATCTAATTTTTTATCTTTTGTGTCATAATAAATCACAGTCCCATCTTCAAATTCAACTACAGTTCTATTCTCACTTGCACCATTTGGCTCTTTACAACCTTTATTAAATATAGATCTAAAAATAAATCCTTTGTTTGTATCTCCAAAAGGACTTATTACTAAAACTTGCTCTCCTACTCTTATAGGAATAAATACTCTAAAAAAAGAGTTTGCTAAACTCAAAACTGGTAAGAAATCTGTTACTCTTTTATCTTCACCTACATCATGAACAACTACTCTTGCAAGTGCTTTACCTTCTTGATTTTTTGTAGCACTTACAGTTCCGACTTGAATTATGTTTTCTAATCTTCTTCTTAACTCAGATAACCCTATCATTGGCTATCCTTTTTATAGTTTTGAATAAACTCTAAAAGTCTCTTTTGAGAAGCAAGTAACACAGCTGCTCCAATCCAAGCTGTAAAAGCACTAAATGCTAAACTAAACCTTGCGCTTTGAGTCCAATAAAAACAAGCCTCACCTGCTATATAACCAACTAAAATACCACTAATTCCTCCAAAAAAGAGCAAAAAGAACTTACCTTTTATATTATCTTTTGATTTATGTTCTTCTCTGTGTAACATCCCTAAAATACCTGCAAAGAAACTAATTACAGCCATATAAATCCAAAAAATAAAATCATTTATATTCATATTGCTACCTTTAAAATTTCAAATAGTGCTATTGTCAAAACAACAAATATTCCTATACATAAAACTTCTTTTTGAAAATTTTTATTTTTTACTAGATTCATTTTGCACCTACACACTCTTTTAATAAGCTTTCAACTTTTAAAAAATAAATCATCTTTTGCTTATCAGCTTCAAAGCTTCCATCATTTTTAGGTTTAGTGGGTATTACTGCATTACATTTAACAGGAACATAAACATCTTTATAAATATATTCTGTTTGAGTTTTTGTAGCACAACCACTAAAAGCTAAAACAAAAAAGCAAGATATTAAAACTAATTTAGTCATTAAACAACTCCTTATAAGCTTTTAGCTCAGATTCACAAGTTTTGTCTTTTAGATAAATGTTGTTTATTTTTTCTATTATTTCAGGCTCTTTATAAGTAACTTCAACTCTCATATCTTCTATTTTTTTATTTTGTTCTTGCATCTTGTCTTCACAAGTTTCTAGGTTTGCTTTTTCCTTGATTAAATTTTCTTGTAAAGAAGTCTTTTCCTCTTTTAAAGATGTAATTTGACTATTTTTAGAAAGAAAAGTAAAAACTACAATCAAACCTAAAACAATAAATAAGATAGCTTTTAAGTCAAGCTCTTTTATAAAGTTCATATACTTCTATCCTTGCTATAAAAAATTAACCGAACTTTACACACTTTAAATACTTACTATAAAGCAAGAATTTTTTTAAAGCTACTTTTGACAAGCATTTTTCTAAAAAATAAGAGTTTATTTTACGAAGCTTATTGCCTAAGATTCCATTTTAAAATATGACAAAGGTAGAAATTTGCAAGAGTATGAAGAAGAATTAAAAAAAATACTTAAAAGTGTTACAGATAATGTAGACACATATTTTGGAGAGTTTAGTTCACTAAATGATATAAAAATAGATCCAAAAAAAATGCCTGCTATATATGTAGATTTTTTAGGTGAAAACCCTATAAACAGTTATCAACAAAAACTCTCTTTTTCTTTATATCTTGTAGCTGCTAGTTTTAGTAAAAATGAAAAAACAAGAGATGAGAAAAGATATGATATTTACTCTTTAATAAATGAAGTAAATAAAACTTTACATCTAAAACCTATCTTAGAATCTGAACCTATTAAATTAAAATCTTCAAAAAAAATACTAGATGCAAAAGCACAAAATGCCTACCTTGTGATATTTAAAAAGGACATAGAGTTCAATGTAGAAACAAATTTATTAGAAGGAGAAGATTTTGAGTAAATACATAGTTTGTAATCTTCCTATTAATCAAAATAATGAAATCAGGATAGCTGTTATTGGAGAGTGGCAAGGACATCACAATGGAGCTTTTTCTTTATCAAAAGATGATTTAGAGCAGATAAAAACAAATTTTGATAATGCAAAAGTTGATGTGGTAATAGACCTAGATCACAAAACAATCTATGAAGGAACAGGAGAAGCTTATGGATGGATAAAAGAACTATTTTTTAAAGAAGATGAATTATGGGCAAAAGTTGAGTGGCTAGAAAGTGGTTTAGAACTTATAAAAACTAAAAAATATAAATACATAAGCCCTGTATTTTTACCAAACACAATAGAGCAAATAACTGCACAAAATATTGGCTGGACTTTACATAGTGCTGCTTTAACAAATCGACCTTTTATGGAAGAGCTTGGAGAAATCAAAGCAAACAACAAACAAAATCAAAAAAAGGAGGAGTCTATGACACCAGAACAACAAAAAAAAATGGATGATTTGGAAGCTAAAGTTAAAGAGTTAGAAGAAAAATTGAAAACAAAAGATGAAGATTTAGAAAAAGAGAAAGAAAAAAGTGTGGAAACTGAAGTTGATAATGCAATAGCTTTAAACAAAGTAAGTGTTGCACAAAAAGAGACTCTTATTGCTTTAGGAAAAGCAAATCCAGATGAACTTAAAAAACTTTTATCAACAATGACTGCTATTACAGTTCCAAACAACGACATGTATGCAAATAACAACAATCAACAAAACAACAAAATAGATGTACTTAAATTAGGAGGAATAAATCAATGAGTAACTTCATAGGAGCAAATGTTACAAATGTAACAAAAAAAAATCAAAGTGATGTAGTTATTAAAAAAGTTATCTCAACTGTAGCAAATGTAACTTTACCTGAAGGTGAAGAAGTTTTAGAACCAGGTCAAGTTTTAGTAACTATGAATGGTGGAGCAACTTTTGATGTAGCAGCTGTTGATGCAGAAGCAAATGGAATTTTATGTGAGGCTTTAACAGCTACAGGAGATGCTGAAGTTTTACTAATTGGAGTTGTTAGAGAAAAATATCTAACTGGTTTAGATGTATCACATAAAGAGCATCTTTTTGCAAATAAAATAATTTTAAAATAGGAGAAAAAATGAAATTTAAAGATGTAATAAAGCTATGGACTTTAACAACAATCTTAACTGCAATTGAACAAACAAAAGCAGTAAGTTCTAAAATATTTGATAAGTATTTTAAAGCAAATGCAAAGCCTGTTATGGGGAATACAGCAACACTAAAGATTAGAAAAGGTGCTGGAGTTGTACTTGAAACAATACTACCAGGTGCAGAAAGATTGGTTAAAGATTTAAGAGATGTTTATGAAATCACTATCAAACTTCCAAGATTTGGTTTACAAGATACTATTTTACCACATGAAATAAATGAGTTTGAAACACTTGAAGGTGAAGCAAAAGCTGAAGCTGTATCTAAAAAAATTGCAACAATTTTAAAAGAGCATAAAGATGACTACATGACAACTTTAGAGTTTATGTGTGTTGGTGCTTTATTTGGAAAAGTTGTAGATGGTTCTGGAAAAGTTTTGTTTGAATTTAGAAGTACTGCAACACCAATTGAGTTTAAAAACAAAGAGATTGATATTGCTTTAAATGAAATAGATAATGCTTTGGTTGAAGAGTTAGGAACTGAAGTACCTTATGAGATTTTATGTTCAAATGAATTCTATAACAAAGTTGTAGCAAAAGCAAAAACTGCTGGAGATTTTGAAAATAAGACTGCATCTTACATTGATGAAGATGGAACTAGAATTTTAGTTTCACATGGAAAAAGATTTGTTCCTTATAGAACTTCATATACTGATGAGAATGGAAACACAAAGAAATTCTTAAAAGCAAACGAAGCTATTGTAATTCCAAAATCTGAAAAAGTTTATGAAGTTGTTTATGGAAGAGCTGATCATACTGAAGCTGTAAAAGTTGCACCAAAAATGTTCTTTGCTGCTACTCCACAAGAGTTAGAAAGAGGAAAAGGATATGCAATTGATACAGAAATGAAAGCAATGCCATATTGTACAAGACCAGGTGCTTTGATTAATTTAGTTTTTTCTAACTAAAAAGCACTTTTTATAAAAAGCTCATATTTTAGAAATATGGGCTTTTCTACTAAAAATGATAAATATATCGAATAAAAAAAGATTTTGATTTTTAAACGGGTTTTAAACGCCTTAGAAAGGATTTTTAAAATGATTACAAACGAAGATTTATTAAAAGAGATAAGTGAAGATGAATTACTTCAACTTTCAGATTTAAATGCAACTGGAGAAATAAATCAAGAAGTTATAAATGATGCATTAAATGATTCAATCTCTTTTTGTGAATCTTTTATTATTTTACCAGCTAACCCTACTCCACTTTTAAAAAAGATTATTGTTGATTTTACAATCTATGAATTAAGAAGAAAAAATGGTTTAGTTAGTGAAACTGACAAAGAGTTAAAAAAAGATAATGAAGCATATTTACTAAAAATGAGTACAGGAAGACTTCTTACAAATATAGAAGAAAAAGAGAAGGCAAAAGAGACTCCTAAAAACTTTGCTTTTATACATCACAATAAAAAAAGAGTTTCTTTTCAAGGGTTTAGATAATGACAAAATTGAGTAATGCAGATAGAAATAGAATATTAGCAAGAAGTTTATTTGTTGATGCAAATAAAAGCTATATAGAAATTGCTGAAACTTTAGAAATAAGTGATAAAACTGTACAAAATTATCAAAGTAAAGATAAAGCTGAAGGTTTTGATTGGCTAACTTTAAGAGCAACAAAGCATATCAAAGAGACTCAAGAAACAAAAGAGAATATGTACTCTATGTTTATAACTTATATGTACCAAACTCTAAAAGAAATTAGAGAAAATGAAAAGATGAATGTTGAAAACAAGGCTCAAATGATAGTAAGCCTTGGAGATAGTTTCTCTAAAATGGGGAAAATTGCAAGACAAGAAGACCCTGAAGCTTATAAACTTGGAATTATAAAAGTAACTATTGAAAAAATATTAACTTCTTTAAAAAGAGAGCTTAGTGTTGAATGTATGGAAAAAGTTATAGAAACTGTTTATGAAATTCAAGAGGAACTAGCAAATGTCACTATTTGAAAAATCTGAATTACTAGATTATTTAAACGATACTTATTCAACTGCTCTTGATAATGGCTTTACAAAAATAGGAGCTTTAAAACTTACAAGAAAAGAGTATAAAACTTGGGTTAGTGATTTTGCAAGCGAACTAAAAGAGCAAATCAAAGTTTCAACTTTACTTGATCCAACAAAAGCAAAAGAGAGAATTGAACAACAAAAGTGTGACTTCCATTATTTTAGAAGGACTTACTTTCCACACTACTACAGTTTAGAAGGTAAATCAAAACTTCAAGATGAACTTGAAATTATTTATTACAAGATTATAGATCAATATAAACCTATGGGATTAAAGTTTGCAATAGCAGCTCCAAGAGGATTTGGAAAAAGTACTGATGTATCTATTGTTTTTCCTATTTGGTGTATTGTAAATAACTATAAACATTTTATAACACTTTTTTCAGATGCTATTGAACTAGCTGAGACTTTAGTTGAAGCAATAAAAGCTGAGTTAGAAGAAAATGAAAGACTTAAACAAGATTTTTCTAATGCTTGTGGAATTGGTAAAGTTTGGAAAATTGGAGAGATAGTTACAAACAACAACATCAAAGTAAAAGCTTATGGTAGTGGGAAAAGAGTAAGGGGAGTTAAACATGGTACTTTCAGACCAGACCTTGCCATCATAGATGATTTAGAAAATGATACAAATGTAAGAAGTAGAACTCAAAGAGATAAGCTAGAAGATTGGCTTGATGAAGCAATTGATAACTTAGGAAGTGTTGATGGTTCTATGGATATTTTATACATAGGAACTATTTTACATAGAGATAGTGTATTAGCTAGAAAACTAAAACTAGCTTTTTGGCATCCTGTAAAGTTTCGTGCTTTAGTTCAATATCCCAAAAATATAGAGCTTTGGGATGAGTACTCTAAAATCTTTAAATATGAGGGTGTACAAGAAGCTCATAACTTCTATTTAGAGAATAAAGAGCTAATGGATGAAGGAGCTGTTTTACTTTGGGATGCTGTAAGTTTAGAGTATCTTATGCAAAAAAGAGCATCTAATAACAAAGCCTTTCAAAAGGAACAACAAAATAATCCAAATAGTGAAAACCAAAAGTTTGACTCTAGTAAATTTCCAAAAATAAGCCATACTCAAATGCCAAAACTTGATTATATTTATTATGTGGTTGATGCAAAAGGTGATAGTAACCAAGGAGACTTTTGTGGAAGACTTGCTGGTGGACTAAGTTTAGCTACACAAAAGCTTTATATATTTTATTCAAAACAATCAAGAATAAAAGGTAAAGCTGTAGTAGATGAAGTAATCAAAGATTTAAAAAAAATGAAAGTAGATATGTTAGGTGGTGATAAAAACGGCGGTTTTTATATGCTTAGAGATTGGATAAAAGATGCTTGTTTTAGAGAAGGTGTAAGAGTACCTATTATGAAATTTACTCATCATACTCAAAATAAAGAAGATCGTATGGGAGAGTTAGAGTTCCCACTTGATGATGAAGATATTATATTTGTAGGTGATCATCCTGAGTTATTTGCACAAATGGATGACTTTCCTGAAGCTGAAAATGATGACTTACATGATCCACTTCAGCAAATCTATGCAATGAGTAGATTAAGAAGATTAAAAAAAGATGCAAATAGTGGTGGGAAAAGAACCAATACAAGAAGTACTAATACTAGACACAAAAGACCAAATAGGAGAGAAAGATAAATGTCTAAAAAAAATAAAAAAACATTTACAAACAATAAACAACAAACAGTAAAAGTAAGAGACCTTACAAGATACAAAAATATTTTAAAGCCACTTTTTGAGTTACCTGTTCATAACAGTTGGCTAGATGATGAGACAATAGATAAAATTATGAGAGATGGTACTGTGATTGCTGCTATTGGAAATAGAAAAGCTAGCACTTTGAAAAAAGAGATCTTAATTGAGTGTGAAAATAAAAGTTATAAAGAAGCTTTAGAAGATGCATTTAGCTTTAATGTAATAGATTCAATTTTAGATATTCCATATTATGGATTTGGAGTATATGAGATAAATTGGAGTGTAAATAATGGCATTATTATTCCAACTTTACATGAAAGAAACTATAAAAATTTTATTCTAGATAATGGAAAACTCAAATTTAATGGTTTGGGATATGCTGAAGATATACCTTTTGATAAAGCTATTGCTGCAACCTATAAAGCAAAACCAAATAAACCTTATGGACAACCTCTAATTCAAACTCTTTTTTGGTTAGTTGAGTTTAAAAATGCATCTTTACAATTTTGGGTGGAGTTACTTGAGAGATTTGGAACTCCTTGGGTGATTGGTAAAACTGAAGGTGATAAAAATGCTTTAGCAGATGAAATTTATAATATGCTTGGTGGTGATGGAGCTGTATTAGATACTGAAGATGATATAAAAATAGAGACTGTAAAAGATGGTGGAAATTTTAAAGAGCTAGTTGAATATATAGATAATCAAATAAGAGAAGTAATTTTAGGTGGAAATTTAACTGCAAATGTACAAGGTGGTTCTTTAGCAGCTGCTAATGTTCATAATGAAGTGAGAGAAGATCTAGCTCAAGCTGATGAAAATATTGTAAATCAAATCATAAGAGAGCTTATTTGGACTTTTCAAAAAGTAAATAACACTCAGCATCAAATAAAAGGTAAATTAAAAGATAAAGATGATCCAAACAAAGAACTAGCAGATAGAGACAAAGTTATTCATGATATGGGATTCAAACCTACAAAAGAGTATATAGAAGCAACTTATAACATCAAAGTTATTGAAATAGAACAAAAAAATAATAGCTTAATAGCCAATAGTAACATTTCAAGAGCAAATCCAATTATTCTAAATAAACTTCCACAAGATGAGCTTGAGAGAAATATAAATAATATAGATTTTTCAAACTTGACACTTACATTTCATAAGCAAATTTTAGAAATAGTAAATAAAAGTGAAAGTTACGAAGAGATGCTGGATAATCTTTTTAAAGCTTACCCTACTTTTGATACAAAAGAGCTAGAAGATAGTTTAAATCAATATCTTGCTAATGCTTCACTTTTAGGAGTTGCTTCAATAGAGGATGAAAATCCAAATGGTTAAACTAGATTTTCAAAAAACTCCACAAAGCATTGTAGATTATCTAAAAAACAAACAGCTAACTCTTACTTACAATCACTATGAGCTTTTAAAACAAGCTCATGATAAAGCCTTTACTGTTGCAAAAGTTACAAGAATGGATTTATTAAATGATATTCATAGTTCACTAATTGAAGCTATTAAAACTGGAAGGAACTTTGAAGCTTGGAAAAAAAGTATTATTCCAACACTAGAAAAGAAAGGTTGGTGGGGAACACAAGAGATAACTAATCCTAAAACTGGAGAGATAAAAAAAGTAATAATCAACTCAAACAGGCTTAAAAAAATATATACAATCAACACAAGAGTAGCTTATCAAAAACATAGATATGAAGAGATGATGAAACTACCATTATCTACTTATTGGATGTATAGATGCTCTTTTTTAGAAAATTCAAGAGAGAGACATAAAGCTATGCATGGAACTGTATTACATAGAGACCATGAGTTTTGGATAGAAAACTATCCACCAAATGACTATATGTGTTTTTGTGGTGTAACAGCTCATAGTGAAAGTGATTTAAAAAGAAGAGGATTAACTCCTACTCAAGGTAAAATACAAAGTATAGCAACAGAAGACTGGGCTTATAATGTAGGTAAAAATACAAATGTTGCAGCACTAAAAAAGATAAATTTAGATGATTCTTTAAATAATCTACCTATATTAAATAAAGTAAAAGATGAGAGTTTAAAAAATTTAGATTTTAATGGTTTAAAAAATAAATTTTATCAAGCTTTAGCTATTAAAGAAGGTGATATTTTTATAGATAAAACAAATGACCCAATAACAATAACAGATGATTTTTTTAAGAGTTTAGATTACATTAAAGTAAGAAATAAAGGAAGAGAACTTTATATAATAGAATTAGCAAATGCTTTAAAAGATCCCGATGAAATATTTTTACAGTTTGAAGCATTGAAAAATAAAAGCGATAAGTATGTAGATGAAAACAGCAGAGTTGTAAAAAAGTTTATGAAGTATTATAAAACAGAAGCAGGTGCAAAAAGAGCCCTAATAGTATTGGTTGAATATTTAAAAGATAAAACAACAGGTATAAGTGCTTATGTTATAGATAGTCAAGGTGCAGTTGAAACAAAAAGAGTAGAAAAATTAATATATAAAAAGGATTAAAACGAGATTAGAGTTAAGTTTTAGCAGGGCAGAGCTCGTATTGCCTCATTATCTTAACTCATCCTTTTTATTAAAGAAATTATACCAAAGGAGTGTAAAAAATGCAAATAACACTAAAGCTTGAAAATATGGAAGCTGTAAAGAGAAAGCTTGAAAATATAGAAGGTAACATAACAGATACAACTCCACTTATGGGTGAAATTGCAAATTATCTTTATAATATCTCAAAAGATAGCTTTGATGATGAAAAAGATACTAGAGGGAATGCTTGGACTCCATTATCTGAAGCAACAAAAAAATATAAAGGTACATCAAAATTACTTTATAAAGAAGGTGATATGCAAAGAGGATTAATTAGTGAATCTGATAATGATAGTGCAAAAGTTGGAATAACTACTGTAAATGATGATGACTATTTCTATCCTATGGTTCATCAATTTGGAGCTGACAATGCTGGAAGAAATAAAAAGACTAAAATACCACAGAGGGAATTTATGCCTATTACAATAGATGGTGAAATTTATAGTGATGTTAGTGATAGAATAGAAGAAATAACAGTAGAGTTTATAGAAAGTGGTTTAAAATAAAGATGGCTCACGAAGAGGTTTTGTGATAAGAAGTATTTGGGCTTCACTAAGTCCATATTGCTTTGCAAGTTTTTTAGATAGTCTTTTTTCACCTAATCTTCTTTTATACTCTTCACAAATCTCATCATTTCTAAAAGTTGTTTTATAAGATGGAATATATAGGCTTGACCCACCATGTTCTTTTATAACATCAGTTATTTCAACATCAGGATTTTTAATAAAGTTAAATAATTCTTCAAATAAATCATAATTTGTAACTGCTGCCATATCCTCTCCTAAAGTGAATTAGCCTTATTATAGCAAACAATATATCATTTTGCAATATAAAATATATTTAATAGCCATTTAAAAGATATTTTAATAAATACATTTCAAATAGTTATATTTTAAGCTAAGAATTAAATCTTAGCTTTTATTTCATATTCTCTAAAGCCACAATAACCTTTGTGGCTTCATCTTTTCTAAGCTCATTAATAAATCCAACTTGCCTTTTAGCTATCTTTGAAGTAAATGAACACATAGCTTCTATACTTTTATTTTTAGCTTTATCTAGCCACAAGGTATTGATTTTGTGAAGTTGAGCTTCAGTTGCTTTTAAAACTGGTATATCACTTACTTTTATATTGCAAAAATCTAAAAGTAGTTTTAACTCATCTATACTTAATTTTGTAGTGCTATCAACTCCAAAGCGAGAGTGTATAAACTCTTTTCGCTGTTCATCATCTATAAAAACATTGTGTTTAACTATTTGTATTTTTTGAATAAGACTTTTTTTATAAGTTAGTTGTGATTGTGTCATATTTTATCCTTTGATTAAATTTTTATATCATTTTTACTACAACCGTTACCACCGTTACAACTGCTATTTATAGGGCTTATATTTAGGCGGTTGTAACGGTGGTAGCAGTTTCAAGCAATTAAAGTGATGTTGTAAGGTTTTCCTTTTTTTTCTTGCTTACATTCCCAAAACTTGCCACCAAACTTATTGATTGTATCATTTGCAGTTTTGTCATCTTTTTCATAACCAAGAGTTTCTAATAACTCTTTTTTATTTAGTCCATCAGGATTTTTTTCTAATACCTCTTTAGCTTTTCTTACAAAGCTCTCTTCATATTCGCTCATAGTTGCATATACTTCATCAAGCTTTTCAAGTTCTAAAGTTTGAGTAGAAACAGTAAGTCCTATATCTTTTACCAATGTTCTTGAGTGAGTTACATTTAACATAAAATGCAGTTTATCAGTCTCTTTTGCTTTTTGAGTCATCTCATATACATTATCAGGAGAGTTTATAAATACTTGAACTCCTGAGATAGTTTTACCAGTTTTAGTTGCATGATGCATTATGATAACTGTTGCACCTGCATCTCTCATTCTCATAACTATCTTCATAAACTCTTCAGATTGAGATTTACTATCTGTATCCACAAAATCTTTTGTAGTTTCTAGTACAAATACAACATCTTTATAGTTATCTCTTTTTGCTTCATCATCTATTTTTTTAAGGTATTCAAGAGGAGAACAATCAGTCTTAGCACGACTTACATATCTAACTTTAGATATATTTATCAGCTTATTATCTATGGCTCTTTCATTTAAAGAAGATAAGCTATTATCCATATCTACATAAATAATAGCTCTTATATCTTCTCTTTTTGCTAGTGTTGTAGTTATTCCATATCCTAGCCATGTTTTACCCTGTTTTGGGGGAGAATAAATAAGCAAAACATTATTAGAATAAAGAAAATCTTTTATATACGCTTTTCTATCTTCTAAAATAAAATCTTTTTGTTCTAAAGTACTTCCATTTAAAAAACTAAACATTTTCAACCTTTTCTAAATTATCTTTTAGCCACTTTTCTAGCTGCTCTTTTTTTTCTGGCTTTACTTTCTCAAGCAGTAAATCAAAATCGTGTTTTTTATCAACTCTTCCATATTTAAACTCCCAAAATAAGACTTTTAAAAGCCATTTGAGAAGTTCATCTTCTTTTACATCTTTTGTAATAGAGTTAAAATAGTTCATAAACTCATCAACCTTATCATAGGTGCAAATATGTATTTGCATCCTTTTGTAAGCTTCATCTAGCTTTTCATTGCCTGTATTAACTGTTAGTATGTTCATTTAAATCTGCTTTTCAATAAATTTATTTTTCATAGATTCAAGTAAAGAATCTACACTATAATATAGTTCAGACTCATCTGCCCATAAAGGTGTTTTTCTACCTTCTAGTTTTATGTTGTATCTAGAAATATTTTCTTTAAAAGTTGCTATTATCTCAATCTTTAATATTTTTGCTTTTACTATTTCTTCCTTGTGTAGACCATATACTTCGTCCTCAGGATCAAATTTCGTTTTTATATTCATTTCTACTCCTTTTAATAATCTCAATAGAACACTCAATGAGTGCCCTATGAAACTATTCTTCTATTGTTTTTCTTTCAAAAAATACATCTAAATCTTTAAGTTCAAAATCCTCACAATATTTGAGTTTAATTCCACAACTTCCATCTATTGGAGGGAAGCCTTCTATTCCTTCTTTAAAAGCTTTTATTGCTGCATCTTCTCCACAATAAAAAGAACTTTTCATTTGTAACCTGATAATTTCATGTGCTATTAATCTTGCTACACACTTATAAATACACTCTTGTGCATCATATAACCTATCTTTATTTCCACTCCAGAAATCATTTATTTCGTGACATAATTTATATGTTTCTTCATTCTCATCAAAAATAATTATAAAGTCATTAACATCTGCAAGTGTCACCTTTACTTCTATTTTTTTCATTTTATTTTCCTAATTTATTAAAATTTAATTCCCTCATCTTGACGAGTAATCTTTTACAACTGTAAAACCATTATCTTTAAGCTCTTGTAGGGCTTCTTGCTCTTTTATAGTCATTTTTTTATTCTCGTTAAAATGAGGTATCATAATCTATCTCCACTATAAATTTTCATCTCTATATTTTATTGCTTCCTCTAAAACTTTTTTTAAATCATCACCTTGAATAACCTTATCTGTTTCAATGGTAAGTTTAAAAATTCCATTTATACACTGCAATTCATAAAGTAGAAATTCATCTGCAAGAACATAAAACATCCCTTCTAATTCATCCATCTAATCTCCTATATCATTTACAACTACATAAACAAAGAAGCATAAAGCTATGACTAACATAATAAAATCCATAACTACTCCCTACCATCCGACTCATACCCAAAAGCTTTAAAATCAATAGGAATATTGCTTTCTTGAACTTTGGCACTTGAAGCATCTTTTAACTTCCTATAAGTATCAGGAAATACGAAAGTATTATTTATCTCTTTATTTATTCGTATTTCCTCTCTTTCTTGTGTATCTTCCCAACAATATTTGTCATAACCCATCAAGCAATCCTCACATCTTGTGATATTTCATTTACAACATATAAAGCTCTATTTATCCATCCTTTTAAGTTATGAGCTAAGTGAGGTTTATTTTTAACTATTTGTTCATAGTAAGCAATTTCTACATCATCAAACTTCTTGTCAAATACATGTTCATCATAGTTATTTAAAGCCTTTAGTGTTTGAGTTCCTATTATTCCATCTGCTGCAACACCTATTAGCTTTTGAGCTTCTTTAATTGCTATTTTCCAGTTTACATTTACTCCAAAAATAAATATCTCATTTGCTATATGCTGACTATTTATTTCATCTAGTCTCATTTTGTCCCAAAACTCTTTTTTATAAAAAATATTAACTTGCTTTAAAAGTTCACTATCTTTCATTAAAATTGGTCCAGCTTTTTTAGTATCAGATTCACTTTTAAGAACTTGATTTATCGTATTCCAAATACTCAAAGTTGGATGAGCTGATTGATAAATTCCAAAAAAGGTAAGCCCTAACTCACCTTTATTTTTGTGTAAAACTCTTGTATTATCATTGTTATGTTCTAACCATGATAATATCTTCATAGCTTCATCAAGCTTTGCCATCTTCTAGCTCTTTTATTGGCATTTCAAGACCTGCTAAATCTAAAACTATATGCTCTAAGATTCCATCTACTTCACCATTTTTTCTATGTTTAAATCTAATATATGATTTAGTTCCTGCAATCTCTGTTGCATCATCTATCATACTCATAGCTTCTTTCCATAGTTCATGTTGAATTGGATATGATTTTAAGCTTAAGATTTGTTTTGCATCAACCTTTCCATTTTTCACATCAAATACTCTTGTAATTAATGTTTGAATTTCAGCATCAGCTCCATTTGTTTTTAAAGTCAAATACTCATCAATCTTTTCTTTTGCAAGACTAAGTTTTTGGTCAAAAGAGATAAGTTTAGAAACTTGTATCTCAACTATTTTTGTGCCATCAAAGTTTTTTAATGTAACAGTTCCACTTTTTGAAGTGATTCTCTCCATGTTATACTTTTGTCTAAGCAAATCCACAAAACCATAACACTCTTCAAAAGCTTTTGCTTTAAACTCTATCATTTGCTTTTGCAAGACTAAAGCACCTTTTACAATACTTTCAACAGTTTCATCTTCAAGCTGCTTATCAGGTGTTATCATATCAGGGTGGATAAAATCACCTTCTTTATTTCGCCACATTCCTTTTTCATTTATTGTTGGCATAAATCTCCTTTTTTATTTAATTTTCGAGCACTCAATAAAGCTATCTTTTTTTAAAGATAGCTCTATGAATGTTCTTCTTTATCATCACCACCAAGAGGATTTTCTCTTGTACTATTTTCATTTGCATTTAGAACAGTAGATGGTATATTTACTCCTTTTTCAACTATACAAAGTCCTAATTGTAAAGCTAAACTTCTAGCTACATACATAGCTTCATCTTGACTAAGTTGTACTCCAACTCCACCTTTTCCAACCAAAAACCTATATTCGTCATTTTCAATTGGAAATTTTTTAACAACAGGTACCACATTCATATTCCATCCTTAAAAGGTATTTTTTTATCTTTTTTATCTCTAAATATAGAGCAAACCATATAACCACTCACAAAGCCACCACAAAGGCTTAAAACTATTCCCATCACTCTTCTATCTCCTTTAAAAGTTTTATTAAATCATTGGTTGTTGTTTGAACACCTATAATCTCTGTAACACAATATTTTTCTTTGATTTTTTTATATATTTTTTGGGGATTTGGGTATTTTTTTCTAGCGACTAAACTAACTGTTGCTTTTGATAATCCAAGTTCAAGAGCCACTTTTCCTATGGATTTATCTTTTATCTCTTGTTTTAAGAGTTCGTGGATTTTGTCGTCCATAGATGCTTTAATTCCTTATCTTTTTCATAAGCTCCATTATTAATGTGTTTTAGCACAGTTCTTGCTCTTCTATTTGAAAAAATATAAGTAATTTCTTTTTTATCTTCTTTAAATCTATCTGATATAATCCCCAATTTTTCAATTAAATTCCACCAAACTTTTAACTTCTTTGCTGTTAATTTAGATAGATGTGCTAATTCACTTATTGTTAAAACTTCATTTTTTATAATTACACTAATTACTTGGATAAAATCTTCAGGAACTTCTACATGTCTTAGAGTTTTTTTACCATCAAGTATTTCTTGTAAATCTCTGTATCTTTTTTGCTTTATAAATGTAAGTAAAACATTAAATAAATCCTCATTTATTCTAAAACTCCTATTTTCTTTACTTTCAAAGTCACCCATTTGCTTTTCTACTAAAACATTTAATAAAATCAAAGTCTTAATTGTATTTGCAAATACTCCTTTAGTTAGAGTTGTTGATTTTAATATTTCATAATAATAAATCTCATTCACTCCCATATTTTTAAGAGCTCTTAAAACTTTATTTAAAGAATTTATTAGTTCAATATCTATTCTTATATTTTGAATTTTCAAAAGCTTTTTATTTTTATTTGAAAATACTATATAAGACCTATTCATCAAGGATTTTTCATCTTTATCTTTAATAATCAATCCTTGCTCTTCAAACTTATCAAGTATTTTTAAAAGAGTATTTTTACTTAAACCTGTAATAAGCAACGCATCACTTAATATAAAAAATTTTTTCATTTTTATATATCTGCGTACTCTTTCTTCAAGGGTATTATTTTGCATTTATTTTTTCTACTCCACTTGTTTTAAAGGTGCTTAAACTTGCACTTTGTAAATCGTTGTTCTCACAATACTCTTCGAGTGCATTTAAAATAACTTTTACAGGTCTAAAATTTCCATATTTAATAAAAAAATGTTCAACCAAATCATCTTCAATTTTAATATCGGCATTTAGACAAAGTTGTTTTATATCATGCTTCGTTGTATCTCCCATTTTTACTTTTCTTGAAAATCTCTCATAGTAGTGAGTATCTCGTTTGAACATTTTGTCACATTGTTCCATTCCAGTTAAGATTATTGGTGTTTTTGCCATATCATGAATATCTCTTAGCATTAAAAGCAGTTGCTTTTTTCCATTCATAAACAAAGTATCAACTTCATCTATGATAAGTATTCTCTTGCTCATAGTAAGTTCATCTATTATTCTATGCTGTAAAGTTGCAGTAGTTCCTGTGTCCATTAATTCTAAAGCTTCACATATATCTATCATCATCTGCTTTGGTGTCCAACTGCCAAGTGTTCTTACAAGTGCTGCACCTTCATCTATTGCTATTTTTTCAATAATTAAAGTTTTACCTCTTCCTGCATTTCCATAAAAAAGACCCATTTTTTCCATATCTCTTGGAAGTTTTGATAACTCTCTCATAGCCTCTAAACAATTAATATAATTTGTTGTTTGTATAAATTTATGTTGCATTTTTTTATCCTACCTTTACTTGTGATTTTGCAATTTCATATAAATCTGGATATTTCTCCATAAGCTCTTTATCTTTTTCATTCATCTGCTTAGGATTTTCTAACACCCAAATAAACCTCTCTACTTTTCCTTTAAACGCAGGTCTTCCACTTGGAAGAACTTTTGCGACTTTTCCATCATCATCTTTATTTTTAAAATCATATTTAGTTGATTTTTCTAAAGCTTTTAAATCTTCAGCTTCAATAATTGGTGCATTTCTTATAGCAGCATCTATTACATCACTTCGTTTTGTAACTGCTATTGTTTTAGTTTCAACTCTATCTTTTACAGCTTCAATTCTATGCTCAATAGTAATATCAGCCAAGTTTTTAGCTTCATGAAGCATCTTGTCTAAATGCTTAGTTAATGCATTCCATTTTTGTGCTGCTCTTTTTGCCATTGCTCTACTTTGTCCAGTGTGAGCAGGATCTTCAGCTATGCAAATAAACTGCATATCTGTTTGATGAACAAATATATATCCCATATCATCAGGAACCAAGATAAATACATTTTGTCCCATGTAATCAATTAGATTCTCATGCCAATATGTAAGCCCATCAACTGCAATACCTTTTTTAAGTACTTTTCTAGTAAAACTCTCACCTAAAAGTAAATTTAAAATACTTGGATCTGGTATAGACTTAACACTAATAGGACATCTATTCCATTTCATAACAGGACTTATTCCTAAGCCTCCATGCTTTTCTTGCTCATATATATTCAAAACCCACTTATCAAGTAAATCTTGAAGTTCATCAGCTGTTTTAAGCACTTCAAGTCTTAATCCTAAGTTCTCTTTTTTAATCTTCCATGCATCTTTTATAATCTTTTTTTCTTCATCAGTTCTTGAGGCATTTAACTTTCTCCAAGCTTCAATTGAGTTAATCTTTTGTGCAAAAGATTGTCTTGCTTGAATTTGTGCTCTTTGACTTACATTTGCTCCGATAAATCCTGGTACTTGCATAAATAACTGTCTACTTAAAGTTCCAAACATTCTTTCAACATGTGGTTTTTTATCACCACTAAATGGAGGTACTATAATTGGATTTATTTTCAAGTTATAACAAACACTCATAAAATGGTTTGATGTATAGTCTTTTCCATTATCTATTACAACATTCTCAGGGATACCAAGTTTTAATATTGCTTTTCGTAAAAGTTGAGATATTGTAAATGAACTAGAACTCTCAGCTACATGAAATACAACTCTTCTTGTATAAACATCAATTGCTGCAAGAACTGTATATCTTTTACCATCTGCACATATAATATCAGCAGGTGTAGAGTCAAGCTCCCAATAATGATTTTTATATTTTGCTTTTTCACTAGCATTTCCAATAGCTGGCATATACTTATTTTTTGCACTATCTGGGCTTTTTGCAAACTCATATAAAAGTGGATTTTTCTCTTTCCAATCTTTATAAAATCTATTTAAGACATCATAGGATGGTAAAAGCTCTCCAAACTTATATTTCATATTTAGATATATTTCAGAAATATTTATAATGCTATCTTTTACAAAGTAAGCAATAGCTACCTCTTTCATTTTATCATCTAAACTTTTTACACCAGCTCCAGCAGTTGCACCTCTTGTATCAATAAATATCTCAACTAAGTTGGATCCACTTGCCTCTGCTTCTTTATATTTTTTTAACCAAGTATCAAGTTGCCTTTGAGTTACATCTCCTAAACAATCAAACTCTATATTATTTTTAAGAGTCTCTTTTAACCAAGTCATTCTATTAGTATTTAATTTTCTCATTAAATAAAATTTAATTAGCTTACATCTTGCAAGTGCTACCTCTTGTTTAATTGGACTTGCCATTAAATAGATATTTGTAAAATTTGCTTTTGAAATGTTAGTAAGTTTACTATCATCTTTTTTCTCTTCTTTTACAACTCCAAGCTCTATTAACTTATCTTTATAAATAGTTGGTAAATCTTCATATTTATAATGTTTTACTGGTTTAAAACTTCTATCAATAGTTTTTAGTTCGAAAATAGCATCTTTTAAATGTTTTAAAACTGTAGGTTTAGAAAATTTTGTAAGTTCTATTAATTTTCCAATAGTGTAATACATTTTAAACCTCCCAAGGTAGTCTTCCTATCCAAACCTTATCTTTCTTTAATTGCATAATTATTTTTCTAGTTGCTCCATTCTCAGGAGTATTTTTTCCACTGTACATTCCACTTAAAACACCACTTAATATTGGATGTGTCACTCCATAAGCTTTTGCATACTTATTTACCGCAAATCCTCTAGCATCAAATCTTTCTTTTAAGGTCATATCCTTAATATTCCTGTTATTAAACAAATTAATCTCCTTGTAAATTTATAAATACTCACTTCAACATTATTCAAGTCAATATTCACAGTTAAGCCTTAGCTGAGTGCTCATTTCCTCTAAGACTTAATAATAAATATAAAAAAAGTCTATCTTTTACCGTGTATAAACCAAACACCCATCCGTTCCTATCTTTTTATACTCCCTAGGCGGTCAATAGCTCTCGCTAATCAAGGAGTTCAAAAAATAAAGTTTGTTTTCACTTTCTTTTTTGGTTATAATTTACTTACTGATTGGTAAGTGATGGAATTATAAGTAAATATTTACCGTTTGTCAAGTAAAAAAAGTTGTATTTGTATTCAAAAAAGGAATTATAATGTCGTTTACAGAGTTAGGAAATAGACTAAAGTCCGCTAGAGAGGGACTTGGAATGTCACAATTAAATTTTGCAGAAAAGTTAAACATTACAGATAAAACACTTAGAAACTACGAAAAAGGGAATAATATTACCGTTGATATTGTAAAAAAAATATCAGAAATTACAAATATAGACTTTGATTTTTTACTAAATGGGAATAATATTACCGTTTTAAATGACAATAACTACAACATTGACCTATTAAATGTAAGAGCTGGAGCTGGTGAAGGTATATATAACTATGTTATAGAAACTGTAGATACTATATCTCTAGATAAAAGCTTCTTTAAAACTCCAATAAATACAAATAAAATAAAAGGTATTCAAGTAGATGGTGATAGTATGGAGCCAACACTAAGAGATGGTGATTATGTTCTAATAGATGAAAATATAAACTTTGGTACAAATGGTATATATGCTATTCAATATGGTGGACAAATACTTATAAAGAGGCTTCAATTCAAAATGGATGGAACTATCCTTATTATTTCAGATAATGATAAATACGACAAAGAAGTATTTAATCCAAAAGAAAATCAACTACCTTTTCAAGTATTAGGTATAAAGATACTAAGTATTCAAAAATAAAATTTAAACATATTAGTTAGGGGAAATAAAATGAAAAAAAACATAGATATTGCAGGATTCACACAAAAACAAAGATTAGATGAACTAGAAAGAATAAAAACAAAGTACGAAAAAAAAGGGTATAAGTATATTGACTACACAGATAATGGTATGACAAAATCTTTTGCAACCTTTGAGATAGATGAAGCCAATATAAAACAAGGAAGTGGGATATTTAAGAAAATCTTTTTAGGTATCATAGTTGTTATTATTGTTTTAATTATAATAGCACCATCTGATAATGAAGAAAAAGTAGTAGCACAAAAACCCGAAATTATTTCTAATTTAGAAACCCAAAAAGAACAAACAAAAGAGGAATCTAAAAATCCACCTAATACTATAACCACTAAATTAACTTTTGATATTATAAACTCTTTAAAAGATAACTATAATATTGAAGCTGGTATCTTTGAAGATATGCCACTATATTATGACAAATTATGCAGTTCAGATAAGGCTTGTCAAATTTATGCAGGTAAAACACAAATTCAAGTTATATATAAAAGTGTATCTGTAAATCCAAGTTCAAAAGTAGCTCCAGAAGATTATCTTGAAACTTGTAGTGCTTCTTTTATAGCTTTAACAAATGCAAACAAAGATTTAGCCGAAGATATAATAGCTCAAGCTTTTTCTTTTGCTTCAAAAAATGGCTCAGCAAAATATGAAACATTAGGAGTAGAATTTAAAGTTGTGCCAGATAGAATGACTGGACTTTTAAAATGTGAATTTTTTAAACCTTAATATAAATTACAAAAAGTATTAAAAACAAATATTTGCTTTTAAAATGTTAGTAAGGTTTTACTACTTTTAAAAGCAAGTTTAAAATATTAAAAAAATAGGTTGTATTGCTCAAAGTTGTAATGGTTGTATTGCTAGGTTGTATTGCTCCACCTTTACAATCGCTTTAAAATTAAAATTTAGGTTATATTGCTAGAGGTTATTTTGGTTATATTGCTAGGTTATATTACTCTACTCTTAGAATTACTTTGTACTTAAAATAAGTTTA